GAGAACAAACCTCCTCAGGCCGAGAGCGTGGCGGCTTCCGCTGCCAAACCGGAAGAGCAGGACGACGGCGTCGTCAAGCTCGACCGGGCCACGTTCGAGCAGCTTCAGGCCGGAGCCAAGGCTGGTTTGGAGCTGAAGAAGGAGACGGACAAGAAGACGCGCGAGGATCTGGTCGCTGCGGCGATCGGTGACGGACGCATTCCTCCGTCTCGCAAGGAGCACTGGCTGACGTCCCTCGAGGCTGACTTCGAGGGCATGAAGGCCACGCTCGCCTCGCTGACGCCGGGGCTGGTCCCGGTCGACGAGAGGGGCAGCAACGAGACAGCCGAGCACGCGGCGATGGCGGGAGACGAGAAGACGGTCCAGGGATGGACCGACTCGCTCTATCCCGAGGTCGCGGCTCGGAGGGCACGGGTTGCGGCGATCGCCTCTGGCGCTCAGCCAAGGCCCCAGATCATGCGGGAGGAGGGTCTGTAGATGGCCAACGAATGCATCCCGACCATGGAAGCGGCGTACACGCAGAAGGTCACAGCGCACGCCGACGCAGCCCTCACCGGCAAGTGCTTCGTCGCGCCGTTGACCCAGTACCAGAACGCTCAGGCACCTGGGTTGGCGGCTGACCCGCTCGCAGCGGGCGACGGCAGCAACCTACGAACACCAGGGCTGCCCACGGCAGCTGGCCAGGTCGCAGGTGTTTGCGCCTACGACGTGCCTTCTGGTGGCAAGGCGAGCATCATCCGCGGGGCAGGAACGATTCTGCCCGTAACGGCTGGCGCCGCAATCACTGTCGGAGCGGAGCTACAGGTCGACGGATCAGGTCGGGTTGTTCCGTACTCAGCGGGCAAGAAGGTGGGCATCGCCCACACCGCCGCTGCGGGTGCGGGCACCGACGTGATGGTCGAGCTGTACCCGAACCCAGTCTGATGAAAGGAGGGGTGATGCTCAAGGAGTACCACGGACCGACCGTCGAGTACGAGCTGCCAACTCTGGCCGAGTTGGTAGCGTTCGGCAAGGCAGATCCGGAGCTACTGCGCATGGAGTTCGCGCGCCCTCCGGACGTCATGGCTCGGTTCGATCCGGCAGCTTCGCCAGACGTCGCTGCTGCTCCTCAGCCGGGTGCCTTGGTCTACCCGCTGGGACCACCGTCGATCTCGGGAACAACGTTCTCGATCGACATTGCGTTGGCGAACCCTACCCGGGTTCTGCTGCCGCAGATCATGGACCTGACCATCCAGCGCTTCTTCGTGGACCGCGTGTTCCGTTCGGCCGGTGGCGTGACCGGCGGAGCCGTCATCTACGACATCGCGCACACGGCTGATCTGTACGCTGACCGTGACATCCAGCGCGTTGAGCCTGGGTCAGAGTTCCCGATCGTTGCATTCAGCCGCAGGGCACCGGCGGCTGCGCAGGTCGAGAAGTGGGGAGGCAAGTTCTTCTTCACGGATGAGGCCCGTGACCGCAACGACACCGGGATGTTCACCCAGGCCATGCGTCAGCTGGCCAACACGATCATCCGCAAGATCAACCAGCGCGGCGTCCAGATCTTGGAGGCCGCGATCACGGCGAACACCCGTACGATCACCGGCGTGAGCTGGGGATCGACGAACACCCTCACCGGTGCCGGCGGTTCGAACTGGACCGCATACCCGGCGAGGGACTTCAGCAAGGCAGATCTGCAGTCGGAGACCGAGGAACTCGGCATCGACTACAATCTGTGGATCCTCAACCCGAACGACATGTTCAACCTGGAGGGCATCTACGGTGACAAGCTCGGTGCGCTGCTGACCTCGTTCGGCATCACCATCTTCGTCACCAACCGCGTCGCGGCAGGAAGCGCGTACGCGGTTGCCGAGGGACAGCTCGGTGAGATGCGAGTCGAGAAGCCGATGGGCGTCGAGACCTGGCGGGATCCGAACGGAAAGGAGCAGACGTGGGTTCAGAGCTCCGTGCGTCCGCTCATGTTCGCGAACAACCCGTACGCGGTCTTGAAGTTCACGGGGATCACCTAGGAGGTGCGTGATGGCTGAGACCAAGATGATCAAGCACCTCATGTTCACCTACGGCAAGGAAGTCGACAACCCTCTGTACATCGAGGGCGGCGACCAGCCGCAGAAGGTGCTCCAGGAAGGGCTCGGTCGGCTGGGTGAAGAAGTCGAGCTGACGCGCGACTACGACATTCAGCGCGGTGAGGAACTCGGAGCGTTCTTCACCGACGATCAGGCTGAGGCGATCAAGGACGGGTCGTACCGTGGCCCGGACGCTCCTCAGGTCGTTGCTGCTCGCCTTCAGGCAGCGCGGCTGGTACAGCAGGAGGAGGAAGAGGAGGAGCAGCAGAAGGCGCTCGAAGAGGGCGATGCCTCCGGGTTGAGCGTTGAGCAGCTGGCTGAGAAGATCCAGTCGGAGAGCCTCAACGTCAACGATACGATCGACCTGGCCGACGAGAGCGACGTGAACAGCATCAACAAGGTGCTGGACGCGGAGAACATGGCCACGAACAACGAGCCACGTCAGGGCGTTGTTCGCGGGCTAGAGGCTCGTCTCGCCAAGGCGTCAGAAGGTGGCGCCGAGGGGGACGAGGAGTAGGACAGGCATGAGGACGGGAGCGGCGGTCACTGCCATGGCTGCCGCTCCCAACCTGAGATGACACAGATCAGCCTCACATACCAGTTCAACACCGGCGGTGAGCCACCTACCGGGTCGCAGATCCGCGTAGACAACGCTGACTTCACGCTGGTGAGCAAGGTCTGGGTACGCAATATGACGTCTGACAATATGGACGCTCACAAACTACTCACGCCGGATCCTCCGTTCCCGTGGCAGGCTGAGGATCACCTGTACCTACAAGACTTTGATGATCACAACCGCTTCGTGCGCTACGAGCTCACGGCAGGTCCAGTTGACAAGGACACGTACGTTGAGTTTCCCGTCACATTTGTTGCGATGGGTAACCCGATGCTCGCGCAGAAGACGTTGTTCATCCTGCTCAGTGGCGACGAGGCTCCCCTTGTTCCGCCGGTACCTACGCCAACACCTGGCGATTACATGCCGACGAATGAGGAAGTGGCGAACCTCATCATCTCTCGTACCAAGGACAAGTTCGGTAACGAGCTCGGTTTGTTTACGGACAACACTCGGGTGAGCGATGCCAAGGTCGCTGAGATCATCGTTCAGGCGGCAGACGATGTGACCACGATCCTTGACACCGACTTCCCCGCAAGCATGAACGAGTTCGTACGTCAGGCCATCGCGCTCAAGTCAGCTGCGATGGTCGAGCGTAGCTACTACGCCGAGCAGATCAATAACAACCGCTCCCCGTACCCGCAGCTCATCGAGGAATACGAGTGGCTCATGGGCACGCCTGAGAAGCCAGGTTGGCTCATGTACTCGTTGAAGCGCGAGGAGGAGGAGACGGGCGATCCGGAGTTGTCCGGTGGTCCGCATTACAGCTTCCCGCCTGCCGACCCGCGCATCGAGCTCGGGAGCAAGAACCTGTGACGACGTTCATGATCACCATTCAGGGTGTAGATGTCTGTCAGCACAGCCTTGAGCGCATGGGCATGGCAGCAGTACGCGCCAAGCCAGCGATGGAGAAGATCGCCCTCTTCTTGATGGAGACAGAGGTCAAGATATTTGAAGCTCAGGGTCGGCGCGGCGGAGGTAGCTGGAAGCGTGACACGCCAGAGTGGGCAGAGCGCAAGGTTGAATACGGCTTTGATTCACGCATCAACATCGCCAGGGGCACCTTGATGAAGTCGTTGACTAAGCCTGGTGCTACCGGCCAGCGGCTACATATCGGGTACAGCAAGGTTGAGCTAGGCTCCGACCTACCGTACGCTGACGTGACTGCTCAAAACCGTCCGTTCACGAATCTGGTACCTGGGGACCTCGAGAAGATGCGCCTCATCATCGAGGAGTATCTGATGGAGAGGTTCTACGCTTGAGCGTACCGGCGACATCAGTCTTCGAACGATTCATCGGTGCCGACCAACTTGAGGAATGGGTGACCCAGACTCTTCAGGATTGGTGGTTGGTGTACGCTCGCGAACTTGAACGTCAGCGCGGTATGGATGAAGACTCTTTGCCAGAGCCGCGCTCCTGGATCGTAGCGGATGATGTAGAGCGGCAGGGTGTAGATCAGCTACCCGCCATCGTCATCGTCTCACCGGGGCTGAATGCGACCGCGCCTCTACAGGAGGGTGACGGTAGCATGCGCGCGTTCTGGCTCATCGGAGTTGGAATCTTCGTGTCTGCTGATACAAGGGCAAACACGGCGAAGCTCGTCAGGCAGTATGGGAACATCATCCGAGCCATCATGCTTCAGAAGCAGTCGTTTGGTGGCAACGCGAACGGGTCCGTATGGCTTGACGAGAGCTACAACGATACCTTCGTGTTCACAGATGACTTGACCATCAGCGCTGGGCAGGTCGTCTTTCAGGTCGAGGTATCAGAAGCGGTCAACCGCTTCGCTGGGCCTGTTGGGTCACCGGATCCCGACACTCAGCCTGGCAGTCAGTGGCACACGGCTGACACCGTGGATATCGACGTAGAGCGGAAGGAGGAGTAGTGGCTGAAGGCAAAGAGTACCGTTACATCGGTACATACGCCACGACACTCGCCAGCGGGCAGCCGGTGGAGCCAGGCGAGTTTGTCTACCTTGACGACAGCGCCGTCAAGGACAACGAGGCCATGATTGAGGAGGAGACGCTCATCGCCACGGAGCAGCCCTCTGAGACTGGCGAAACGAAGGGGACTACCAAGTCCCGCAGCAAGAAGGAGAGCTGATGACTCTGCCAGGGACCGTAGTTACCCTGCGCGATACTCCGCCTCCGGTCAGTGCCCCATCGGACACGACGGTTTGGTTCGTCACCGGCTTGGCCGATCGTGGGCCAACGTACCCGCTGCTCATCCAGAGCATGGCGGACTTCACGCGCCTGTTCGGGCCGAGGGTTTCCTACTCGGTACTGTACGACGCCGTTGACGTCTACTTCCGCGAGGGCGGAAGCAGCGTCTGGGTCAACCGCATCACCGGTCCTGCTGCCACGCTGGGCTCGCTCAACCTGAATGACAACGCAGCGGCGGTTTCGCTCGTCGTCAAGGCCATCGGTCCGGGAGCGTACTCAACCGGCATCAAGGTGGGCGTCGTCGCCGGTAGCGTCGGCGGCACGTTCCAGATCCAGGTCACGGATGCCTCTACTCCGGCGGTCATCCTGGAGCAGAGCGGTGATCTGACTTCACAGACCGATGCGGTCACGTGGTCGCAGAACAGC